CAGGGTTGTAGTTGTGACAAGTGTCAGAAAAACGAGACGGACGCCCGTTCACCCACAATTGACATCGTGCGTGGTAAAGCACGCAATTGACGTCGTCGCAACGTTTGTTGAGCGCACATCGCGGTACGTCATGATGGTGCGAACGGCGGTGTGGCTCGCTGAAATCGTCGCAATCGATGCCCTTACGGCAACGAGGAAGAAGACCAGGACGGTCAGAAAACTCAGGTTGTCGATGCCCGAGATAGACGACGCCTGGCTCCTGTTTGTTCTCCGCTACCGGCACAACGTTGGGAACCTTTGGCGCCGGGGGTACAAGCGAGGCGGCAGGCGGAACGACGTCGTACTTTCCAGTTGGAGGGGTGACGGAAGCAAGGAAACCAAATCCAGCTGACAACGCGATGTCGGTTGGGTCGAAAACACACCAAGTGAGACCGAAGTGACGCATGACAGTTCATTCAGATGCATCAGTGAAAAACGATTTTCGGTCGGCAAAGTACCGCTTGCCGGCTTCAAGAGAAGCCGCGTCGGCAAGAGAACAGTACGGAATATTGAACTTGGTCGAAATTGAAAAGGCGCGCTCGACCGCCGAAACGCGAACGATGATGTGGTGATTTGCCTCGGGGACCGCTGACACCAAAGACTCGCCGCGGCGACGGTGGTCGTTGTCGCGATCATTTTGACGATCGTCACGACGACCACGCCGACGGTCATCAGGGTCGGCGTCAGCGAGACGTTGGTCTTCGCGACGATTGCGATCGTACTCGTCGTTGTCAGAATCGACGTCTTCGTAATCGGTGTCGTAGTCGTCCGCGTTGTCGACGTTCTCGTCAAAATCGGCTTTGCCATCGTAGATGATCTGGCGGCGCCCAGTTGCAGGGTCGACTTTGGCCAACTTGATGTCAGCGAAGACACCGTTTCCGCTCCAGTCGTACCATTGTGCCATGTTCCACCACGCTTGGTCGACGGTCATAGCGTCCCATGGTCCAGTGTCAGGGTCGAGAACGTCGACGAGATCACGACCACTGTAGTTGCCTTCGTAAAATGTGTGCATCATATTGGAAACGCCAGCATGTCGACGTCCGTGGTGGGTAGGGTAGTGTTTCATGCGACGACGCTTACGACCGCCACCGTGATGAGAACGACCGTGATCAACATGATCGTTGGTGACGATGTAAGGTTGAAAACCTTTTCCTTCGGGCGATGCTTTGTCTTTCCAGTCAGGAGCAAGAATGGTTGATCCGCTACCGGGCTCTTGAACAATGGAAAGCAAACAATATTGCTTCGAATTGTGGAGCACGTAGGCATAAGGCATGCCAGGACGCGCCACTCGAAAAAAGAAAGGCCCGCGAGAACTCGCGTCAGCGAAGACGGCCTGAACGTTGCCGACCAACAGAGTGGGGTGAGCTCGAAGAACGTCGGAAACGATGCGAAGACGATTAGTGACGCGTTGCTTTTTACGTTGCCAGTAATATGCTCCAGCGCCGACGAGCAACGCAGTGGCGACGATACCGACACCAAGATACTGAAACGGTTTTGCTACGTCGACCAACCGTTTGATGTCAGGAAGATGGGCAGCGGCAACGACCATCCGTTGACGAGCAGTAAGGACGTCGTCACCGATGGGCAGTGTAGCGCGAACAAATTGCAA